CCTACACCGGCACTGCTGGCGCTCTGACCGATGCAGCTATCCGTCGCTCGATTCAGCGTCTGGACGACAACGATGTGCCGATGGACGGTCGTTTCCTGATCGTTCCCCCGAGCACTCGTAACACCTTGATGGGCATCGCTCGTTTCACCGAGCAAGCCTTCGTGGGCGAGACCGGCGCTGGTAACACCATCCGCAACGGTGAAGTTGGCAACGTGTACGGCATCCCCGTGTTCGTGACCACCAACGCTGACGCTGCTACCGATGGCGACCGTATCTGCTTGCTGGCTCATAAGGACTTCGCTGTTCTGGTTGAGCAAATGGGCGTGCGTACCCAGACTCAGTACAAACAAGAATACCTCGGTACTCTGTTCACTGCTGACGTTCTGTTCGGTGCTGACGAGCTGCGTGACGGTTCTGCCGTGTGTTTGGCCGTTCCGGCCTAATTTACTGAGTAGGTAAACGGTTGGCCCTTCGCAAGAGGGGCCTTCCTTGTATCTACTCTAAAGGAGATAATAGATGGGTATTAAATTTAAGTGCTTACAAAGTGGTAACGAATTCGAGTTCCACACTGAGCATGACATCAAGACAATGCGTACACACCCTGGCTATCAGGAAGTCTTACAAGAAGTACAAGAATCTGAGGATACTTTAACTATTCGTAAGCCTGGACGACCGAAGAAGACATTTGAGGAACAATAATGCGTGAATTCTCAGTAGGAAACAACCTTACAGCAGCTACAAAAACTACGGTTTATACAGTTCCTACTGGCTACTACGCTAAATGGAACCTATGCTACGTTGTTAACCATACCGGCAACAATAAGACCATTGATGCTATCTGGTACGACGCAAGCGCCAACACTGAAATCTATGTGTTAGACAGTTACATCCTTAGCCCGACTCAGTTCATTAAGTTTGATGGCGGTGCTTATGTTGTTCTCGAAGAAGGCGATCAAATCCGATTAGAGTCTGAATCAGGCTCCACAATGTCTGCTATTAATACTTTTGAACTGATCCGTAAAGGTTAAAATCATGGCTGTTTCAGACCAAGAAGTTGCTGCGTGGCTTGCAGCTAATCCGACTGCCTCTAATGCAGAAATTGCTCAAGCAGCCGCTGCTGCCGGTGTTGATGCTAATCAGTTTGAGCGCGTGACAGGAGTGCCTGCACCGTTTCAGATCACTTATGGCGGGGAGATGAATACTCCTATTGCCTACAGCACTAAGCAGAATATTGGTAATGATATTGTCGATATTCAGTACGGCCCTAGCGGTCAGCAGTTAAGTGCTACAGGTATGCCAACAACTATCAATGGTCAGCGAGTTGTTACAGATTATTCTCCTTCGGGGCAACCCTCTTATCGGCTCTATAATGAACCTGGGATGTTCAATGAACTCCTCAATGCTGCTGCTTATTTAGGCAAAGGCTACGGTTTAGTTACTGGCTTAGATGCTTTATTAGGTAGTCTTCCCTCTTTAGGTTCCAGCGCAGCCTCTTCCGCTGTTGATGCTGACATCGCAGGTGGAATGATTCCTGAATATGGGACTAATCAAGCATATGATGCTTTTATGTCTCAAGCAATGACTCCTGAAGCTATCGCAGCTTTAGAGAAACAGATTGCAGAGAGTTCTGTTGGTGGTCTTAACTACCAAGACATCCTGAATCAAGGAGGCATGATTACAGATATTGCTTCTGGTAACTTTATGGGTCCTCTTACGGCTGATGAGCTTGGCAATGCCTTTGAGAAGTACATGGCAGAGTCTGGTTACTTCCCTATTACCGATATTAACACTCCTGTAAGTACGGTTGTTACAACTCCTCCAACAACGACTACGCCTCCCGCTGATGTTGTCACTCCTGGTACTAAAGTTGTAGATCCTGATTTAACTAAGATTGTTACTTCCGGCTTGACTAAAGTACTTCCTGGTTTGTTGACATTGGGCGGCGTTAAAGCATTGACAAATCAACCTGCCACGACAGGCGGTCTTCCTACTCAACAAGCACCTACAAATAGCCCTGAGTATTATCAGGCAATCCAACAATACTATAACACGTATATGCCTGAAGTCCCTCGTGATGTGGCTACTCCTCTCCAACAATGGTACGATTCTAAATACGGAGCTTAAATGACTACGATCATTACTAAGAACAGTTCTACAGCTTCCGCTGTGCCTTCCGCTGGCTCTCTTGTGCAAGGTGAGTTAGCTGTTAACGTAACTGACAAGAAACTGTATACCAAAGACTCTAGCGGTACAGTTCAGAAACTTGTAGGCTCTCTTGGTAATCAGGAAGCTTCCTCTGTTGCTATCACAGGTGGTACAGAGTCCGGTGTTGCTATCTCTGGCGGCACTATCAACAACACTCCTATTGGTGCTACTACAGCCTCTACCGTGCGTGGTACGACTGTTACCGCTACTGTGGGCTTTACAGGCGATGTGACAGGTAACGTGACAGGTAATGTCACTGGTAACGTCACAGGCAATGTAACAGGCAATGTCACCGGTAACCTTACAGGTAACGTGACTGCCTCTAGCGGTACTTCTAGCTTCAACAACGTGACCATTAACGGTACGTTGGACATGAACTCTGGTACTGCTGGTACTATTACTGGCCTGCCTACCCCGACTAACTCGGGTGACGCAGCTCCTAAGAGCTATGTTGACACAGCTATCAGCAACTTAGTCGGCACCGCTCCGTCTACTCTGGATACTCTGGGTGAGATCGCCGATGCTCTGAATGATGATGCTAACTTAGCAGCCACTCTGACAGCATCTATTGCCACTAAAGTGAGCAAGTCTGGTGATACCATGTCAGGTGCTCTGGCTATGGGATCTAACAAGATCACTGGCTTAGGCACTCCGACAGCAGGCACTGATGCTTCCACTAAAGCCTACGTTGATGGTGTTGGTGATCTGAAGCTTAACTTGACTGGCGGTACTATGACGGGTAACATCGTCATGGGTGCTAACAAAGTCACCAGCACTGCTACGCCTACGACTGACGATGATCTGACTCGTAAGGCTTATGTCGATAGTATCTTAGGTTCTGCCACTAGCGCAGCTACTAGCGCCTCTGCTGCGGCTACTTCGGCTACTAACGCTGCTAACTCGGCCTCTGCTGCTGCTTCTAGCGCCTCTAGTGCTTCTGCCAGCGCCAGCGCCGCTGCTGCATCGTATGACAGCTTTGATGATCGCTATCTCGGCGCTAAAGCCTCTGCCCCTACTCTGGACAATGACGGTAATGCACTGCTAACAGGCGCTATCTACTGGAACTCTACCAGCAATACTCTGTGGGTCTGGACAGGTTCTGCATGGTCTCAAGCTACCCTGACTGCTGGAAGTTTTGCTACTTTGTCTGGTACTGAGACGCTGACCAACAAAACCTTTGGTAACGCCACGGTTATTTCCGATAACTCGTCTTCTTCTGCCCTCCGCATCACTCAGACGGGCTCTGGTAATGCGCTGGTGGTTGAGGACTCTGCAAATCCCGATTCGACTCCGTTTGTGGTGACGGCAGACGGCAATGTTGCTGTTGGAGTTACCTCAACAGCAAACGCATTGCATTTGCGAAGAACTGGTGCATTGAACACTGTGCTTCAGATGGATGCAGAAGCCGGCGTCAACTATCTGGTGCAGTCCAAATACTCGTCAGATTCTGGCGGGAACAACTTTCAGTTTAGAAAATATCGTGGATCAATAGGAGCGGCCGCCGTCGTTCAGAACGGAGACGTTCTTGGTTCCTTCGACTCTTTTGGTTACGACGGTACGAATATCGTTTATGCAACGCAAATCAGTTCTGTTGTAGACGGAACTCCCGGCACCAACGATATGCCGGGTCGTCTGGTGTTCTCCACTACGGCTGATGGTGCATCCTCTCCAACTGAACGGATGCGTATTGATAGCGCTGGAACAGTTACGTTTAGAAACGATTACATTGAAACTCCTGTAACTGCTAACACTGGCACAGCGTACACAATCAACATTGCTAACGGCACCGTGCAGATTCTCACGCTCACCGGCAACTGCACATTCACGTTCCCAACCGCTACAGCAGGTAAGAGCTTTATCATGATCCTAAAGCAAGACGGCACTGGCTCACGCACGGTGACATGGCCGAGTGCTGTGAAGTGGCCTGCTGGTACGGCTCCTACGATCACCAGCACAGCAAGCAAGGCAGACAAGTATGTGTTCACAGCTGACGGTACTAACTGGCTGGGAAGCGTGGGCGGCCTCAATTATACGGTTTAAAATGAACGTATATTACACTTACTTGTTGATTGACCCTAGGAACAATCTTCCTTTTTATGTTGGAAAAGGAAAAGGTAATAGGTGTTATGCTCATAAAGATGAGGCAGTCTATTATAAGAATAGAAAATCTTTAAAACTATCAAAAATTAGAAGCATTTTAAAAGATGGTTTTGATCCGATAGTTAAGAAAGTTGAAGAAAACGTAAGCGATTCTAAAGCCATAGATTTTGAGTGTTTGCTTATCGCTGAATTAAAAGATTTAGGGGTTTCTTTGACAAATATGACAGAAGGTGGTGATGGTGTCTCTGGCTATAAACATACTGAAGAGCATAAAAAGCATATGTCTTCTTTGATGGTACATAGGGTGTTTTCTGAAGAAACAAAACAGAAGATGCGGAAGCCTAAATCAGAGCAAGGAAGAATAAACATAGCTAAAGCTCGAAAAGAAAGCACTTACAGGCCTTCTGAAGAAACTAAAAAGAAGATGTCAGATTCCCTAAAAGGAAGACCTTCAGCAATGAAAGGTAAGACACACTCTGAGGAAGCTAAGCTCAAAATGAGCAGGGCTCGAAAGGGTATTCCTAAACCTAAAATAGAATGTCCGCAATGCGCTAAATTAGTAGCTATAAACACAGCAAAGTACTGGCATTTTGACAACTGTAAGGAACGCAAAGATGTTTGCATCTAATACATCAAACTTACAAGAAGAAGCTAATTATATTGAGTCGGTCTTTTCCACCTACCTCTACACCGGCAACGGCTCTACCCAGACGATCAGCAACGGGATTGATCTTGCTGGCAAGGGCGGGCTTGTTTGGACGAAAACGAGAAACGTAGCAAACTCAAATTGGTTTATTGATACTGCTCGTGGCGGCACTCAACTTCTTCGCTCAAACACAACAGAAGCACAATTTACATCTGCTGGAACATCTATTACTTTTGGGTCAGGTTCGTATGCCGTTGGTAGCGGTGATCTAAACACTTCAACACAAACCGAAGTCTCCTGGACATTCCGCAAGCAGCC